ATTAACATAAGTAGGCCCTACTTTATTAAGTATCTCTTCACCTAATTTCATTGAATAATAATTATAGTATTTAGCAGAACCAATTAATCTCTCTAATTGTTTATCAGGTGTTCTTGACCAATAATAACCTATACGATAGTTTCTTAAACCAAAACATTTACTTAATGAGAAAAATACTTTTTCAACATTGTCTGGTACATCTATTTTTACTTCGTTAGAACAAGAACCTATATGTGCAATATCTAACACAACAGGAATATCTTGTGGTATATCTGTTATATTACCATCAGCAGATGACGGATTTGACAAATATAATACTTCACCAGTTTCACTTTCTGGCAACCATACATAATCATCTTTGTGTCTAATTATTTTTCTATCTTCTTGCATGTACCAATAGTTAATGCCTTCAGTAACACCGTTTGCTGGATATAAGTATTTAAAATCTGATAAGTCTATGACAGGTTTTAACCATTCTGTAATTATAGAATGAAATGGTTTTACCTCTGTATAATCATTGTACTTAAAGTTATCACATATTGCCTCTACTTGAATAATAGGGAATGTTCTAATCGCTAATGATTGTTTAAGTATTTTTTCTTTTTTTGTCATAAAATAATTTTTCAGCTAACCAACCACCAGTATCAAACTTATGTAATCTAACTCTTTTAAAGTTTTCGTGATGATTTTTATGATAGCCTTCACCTGCAATAAATAAATTCAACCAAGGAACATTAGCACCACCTGGTGTATTATGTCCTATTGTATTTAATAATCCAAAACCTATCTTTGCAAAGATAAATGGTACGGCACAAAAGGCCACCCAAAAGTAAGGACTGATTAAAAAACTTACTATATTAACACTTACTAATATATGTAACCAGTATTTGTGGCAAAAAACTAATCTAGGATTTTTATACAAATCTCTCGCATATGTCATAGGTATATTTTTTATATCCCATGTAGTAAATAAAACTTTCCAAAATCCTACATGTTTAGCTGCATGTGGATCCTCTGGTCCGTCTGAATGTTTATGGTGCATACGGTGACTCGCAATCCATCCTATTGGTGTTCTAATACATGCTATCATCAACATTGCTAAACCAATTGTTTCAAACCATACAGGTACTTTAAATTGATTGTGGCAATAATGTCTATGTAATAATATGCTAGCACCAAAATGTGATATAATTTGAGACCACAAAATGCCTAGTAATATTGCTATTGTTAATGTCATATTCCTATTTATCTCGCCTGAAAATTGTTGCCAATAATATTGTAAATTTCTTCACTTGTTTTAATATTTAAAACAATCATATAACTTTCTTTAAAAGAAAATAAATTGTGTGCTTTATTAGTGTTTAAAAAATAGGCTCTACCGTGTTCAAAATGTAAAGGTTTATCTTCATACATAAAATACATGTCCGGTGGATTACAACCTTTCAAAGGCACTAGTATTCTTAAACTATTTTGTTCTTCAACATAGACAGGCAAATCTCTATGAGGTGGAAAATAACCACCTTCAGGTAAATGAAGTATATGAGACCTGCCGATATGACCTAAAAAAGGATTAACTATTTTTTGAATTTCCTCACTATCGTAATATACGCTTGTTAATTCATTAAAACTTAATTCATCATAGTTAGTATTGTTCTCTTTATTATATTCTTTTATTGAATCTAAATCTATACCATTTAGAGAACCATCTAAACTGGTAATACTTAAACCATATCTTTCTATATCTTTTTTTGGATTGTATTTTAGATAGACGAACTCTTTTGTTTCGTCAAATAACTTCTTGACATCACACTTTAATTTTAAAGGTATCAAATCACCAAAAGATAATAAACTATTATAACTCATTTTTTAAACCTCACTCCTCCTATTTATATAAATAGGAACATGGATACCGTGGAAAGTTTATTAATAAAAAGAAAACAGATTAGACTGTTTGATAATGAAAATATACCTGATAAGATGTTGGTAAAAAATCTCATTAACAAAACATATAAACTGGTGGCCTCTAAACAAAGTTTAATGCCATATAAAGTTACGATATTAGGTCCAGATAGAATAGACGAAAGAACTGAATTAAAAAAACTATCAGATAAAAATACTGGTGGTTATTCAAACGATAATATATTTGCACCTTATGTTATATGTTTTACACATAGACTTGTTCTTGAACCTAATCCATCGGTTTTAAATAAAATTTCCAGAGGTCATGTATATGAATGTACTGAACCTAAAAGTTATAAAGATTGTAGAGATTCAGTTATTGAAGTAGGAATGTTTAGCACCACATTAACTGCTCTATGTATGGAACACGACATTGATGTAGCGTATTTGTTATGCTTTAAGAATGACAAAGAAAATCAATTGTACTTTCTTGATGATAAATTGATTTTTAGTATGCAACTAGGATACAGGTCAAAAGAATCTGTAGATGAAAAATATATTAAAGAACCTGATGAGTATAAACCAGAGGTGAATGAAATTATTAATTGGTTGGAGTAAATGATTAATATTGTTGTTACGAGTAAACCTAGTGATGGTTTATTCTGTTATAGTTATGAACATTGTTGTTACCTAAATTCTGTAGGTATATCAAGTAGAGTTATTGTAATAACTAATCACAAATTTAGTAAACAAGATTACCTGGATAACATAAAAGAAAAATATGTTGCGCCTTATCAACCTATTGTGTTTGATGAATATACGCCAAATTCAGATGATATATCTTTAATCATGGGTAGAAGCATGTTAACTTTACCTTATAAAGATAGAGCAGATTATACAAAAAATCAATTACTAACTTTACATTTATTATTTCATTGTAATTTAATATCAGTATATGCTGAAAATCATAATGATGAATGGCCGTTTGCAATGGATTATTTTAATGTAGATAAAATATATGACCTATGCGATTATGAAGTTTACAAAAACGGTGTTGGTACTCAATTTGAAAAGATGATAAACTTTAGTGTATATAAACCAGTTGTTGATGATATAAAATTTGATTACTTATTTTTAGGTACAAATGAAATATATTATAAGGAAGTTATGAAACATATTGACAAATATCCATCTCATGGTATATTGTCTTATGACCATGATTACCTAGATAAAAATTTAAATAATATAATAGCTCCAGTAAAAAACCTTTTAGGAACATTTAAAACATATGTTTATACAAAGACCTACTTTGACCCAGCACCTAGATTATTGCAAGAATGTAAATGGTTAGGTAAAGAAATTATTTATTTAAGAGATAAAAACAAAAAGGATGGTGGTCCTGTTTATATGAAGAGACCTGTTCCTACAAAAAAGATATATTCTGACAATATAAATATTCTTATAGAAAAGATTTTGAAGATTAGACATGAAAAAAATATTATTAGCTAGTGGTTGTAGTTTCACAGATAAGAATTGGATTAGTGATTTTCATCCAGAAATAGATACAAGTTTTCCTAAATGGCCAGAATTGTTGGCTAAGAAATTAGATATGGAATGTATAAATTTAGGAAAAAGTGGTTCAGGTAATGAGTTTATCTATTCATCTATTTTAGACTATTTAACAGACAAAAAAACAATACACGGAAATATAGGTTTAGTTGTAGCTGCTTGGTCACAATGTAACAGAAAAGATTTTCAAGGAGGCAGAGAGCACCCTTATTGGATGAATGAAATGGTTGACCCTCATGGTAATGTTTTTAGTTTTGTCAAAAGAACTATGAGAAACATGATGAGTTTTCAAATATTATGTGAAAGTTTTAATGTGCCATACTTACATTTTCAAATGTTAGAATTATTTAAAGGATATCTCGCCGGTTTGCTTGATGAAGATGGCAACCCACCTAGACCAAACAATATGCATTACACAAATGTATATGAAGATACAGGTAATATTGATAGAGATATTAAACAATGTTTTGATATTATATTATCTTATGATGATAAACTTGAAACAAATAGATTTTTAGGGTGGCCTATAAATGAACAATTTGGTGGTTTTACATTATGCAAAAAGATGGACAGATTGTATGATAAGATAAAACCTCCTGGGTGGAGTCCTAGAGGATTAAGAATGTCAAGAATAGACGGACACCCAAACAAACAAGGACACAAAGCGATTGCGAATTTAATTTATGACAGGTTGGACGAAAGAATACTTACAAAATAAAGAAGAATATTTACAACTTTTTGATAATGCAATGCAAAAAGAACAAGAAGTAAATATAGAATTTCTTGAAAAAAGTTTATCAAAAAAATTAGGTAGAAAAGTTGTAGCTTGTGCTAGTGGCACAGACGCTTTACATTTTTCTTTATTAAGTTTAGGTATAGGAAAAGGTGATGAGGTTTTAACAACAAACTTCTCATGGATATCAACTGCAAGTGTAATATCAATGGTTGGTGCAACACCAGTATTTTGTGATATTGATATAAACACTTATCATATGTCTATTGACAGTATTAAAAGGATGTATTCTGATAAAGTAAAAGCAATAATATATCCTCACTTATTTGGTAATATGTCCGATACTAGCAAGATTAAAGAGTTTTGTCAAGAAAAAAACATACAGTTTATTGAGGACGCTTGCCAATCTTTAGGGTCTAGTTATAATGGTGCTGTCGCCGGTACCATAGGTGATATTAGTACATTGAGTTTCAACGCTAATAAAGTTGTATCAGGCATAGCAGGAGGTGGAGCGATTGTTACAGATGGCGATACTGAAATATTTAAGAAATTAAGAAAGCATGGTGACCGTGAAATACTAGGATATAATTCTAAAATGTTATTACTCAATGCTGAAGTAATTAATCATAGACTAAAAAAATTAGACAAGTATATTGAAGGTAGACAATTAGTAGCAAGACAATATGATAAACAATTAAAAGATTATGCAATTATACAAAAAACACCTGATGGTCTAAATCATAATTATCACAAATATGTTGTTAGATTTAAGAATAGAGAGGTTAGAGATAGAGTAAAAGAAAAACTTGGTTTTGATGTTCATTATCCTAAACCTATATCAGAAAACAAAATGTATAATAATATAGAACATAGAAAAGATAGTTTGTTTGTTACAAATATGGTTTGTGATACCATCTTGTCTTTACCTATCAATCCTTTTATGACAAGAGATGAGGTTGATAGAGTTATAAATTCAATTACAATATTACTAGAACATGAAGATAATAGATTTTTAACAAATATGAAAAGAGTATTAGGAGATGACATGTTTGATAAAGGTCTTGTTAATGAAGAAACTGAAGATATATATGATTATATAATTGAGAAATCTTATCAAACGCCAGGTTATATTCAAGATGTATCTTTTAAAAGTAAAAGAAAATTAAAGATTGCGTTTAATAAATTTTATGAAAACCTTACAAGAAATACAAGATAATTATTTAGCCATTGATTTTTTCTTATCAATGTCTTGCAATAAGAATTGCCATTATTGTACTAGTTACACTTTAGAAATGCGTAACTTAACAGTTGATATGGATTTTTTAAGACAGACACTTGGTTATTTAAAAAAATATTCTATCAGAGTTAATTTATTAGGTGGTGAACCAGGTCTCATAAAGAATTTAGATGATGTTATCAATGAAATAAAAAAGAATCCAAATCATGTATGTTCAGTATTATCCAATTCATTTGTTCGTAAAAGATATCCTCATATACTAGAAGATAAAGATATATTATATGTTGAACACAATATATTAGATTGGTATGAACATGAAGTAACTAAACTAGGTAACTATGGCGATTTTGTACCAGAGAATGATTTTAATAATTATAATGTAGTTGTAAGAACACCAAACTATTTTAAATACAAAGACAAATATCCAGATGTATTAAAGAAATTAGACCATAAGAATACTATGTGGAAAGCATTTAATGGCAGGTCGCCAGAGTTTACAGATGTTATACAAGCGGCTGAGATAGATAGGAAAATGTGTGCAGCTTTTCCAATGGTACCTGTTATAGATTTTGAAAAAAGACACATTGTACATTGTAGTAAAAAATTTGCTAACAATAAAGAACTATCAAGAGCATTTGAGTTGACACAGGAGAACATAGATAAAATGATGAACTTTAGATTATTTAAATATGAAAGTTATTGTAAGACTTGTACTGAATGGGTACAACCAAAAGGTCATTTTCCTATGAGTAAATATGCGAGGTTATTAAATGCATAAAATATTTTCAGTTGCTTTAAATCTACACGACCACAATACATATGACGGAGTATATCACCGTCAAATGGAAAGATTAACTAGATTTAAACATAACTTACCTATTCATACTGAAGCATATGCTCATCAATCAAATGTGATGAATCCTGCTGATTATAGATTAAATGATAAGTTTATAGATGAGTTTTTTCATCATAGAGATGATACAATATTAGCGTTTACATATACTTACGGTGGTATTAGAAAAGCAAAAGAACATTTGTTTAATAATATATTAAAAGGGCATGAAGAAATACTAAATTACAATCCTAAAAAACTATTTCAAAGATATTACAAAGACAATATCTATTTTATAGACCACCATCAATCACATGCCACTTATGCTTTTTTAAACTCCGGTTTTGAACAATCAGACATATTAGCAATTGATGGTATAGGTTCTAAATTCAGATGTGTATTCTTTGACAAAGACCAAAATTTAATTGATTTATCAGATAAGTTACCTATCGGTTGGTTATGGAACAATCTTTCTAATCTAACAGGTTTCGGAACATTAGGTGCAAGTAAACTTATGGGAAAAGTAGGTTATGGCCGTTTAAGTAAATATTACTATGACGCATTTGAATTAATATTATCAGGTCCTATAAAAGAAAAGAAAATGAAAATATGGGATTATCTTGATATCAAAACTCATGGTGTAAACAATCTAGCATATACATTACAAAGATTTACAATGGATAGAATTAAAGAGCATGTATATCCTCTAAAATCTTGCGAAAACCTTTGTATAGCTGGTGGTGTTGCTTATAATGGTTATATGAATGAAGAGTTTACTAAACATTATGAAAATGTTTTTATACCACCTGCTGTGGGTGATGAAGGCCAAGCTATTGGTACTTATCAACATGCTAATTATAATTTAAATAATATTAAACATAAATCTAATACTTTTGCCGGCGAAAGTTATAGTTATCTTGGTACAGAAATTGCTGATTACAAAAATATAGCACAAGCAATAGCAGATGGTAAGATAGTTGGTTGGTTTCAAGGTAAGTCAGAAAGTGGTAATCGTGCATTAGGTAATAGAAGTATATTAGCAGACCCTAGAAATCCTAATATCAAAAGTATTATTAATGACACCATAAAATTAAGAGAAGATTTTAGACCATTTGCACCAGCAGTATTAGAAGAATGTTATAAAGAATACTTTGACACTAATAGTCCTAGTCCTTATATGTCAAGAATATGTCCTGTTAAATCAGATAAGATACCAGGCGTAACTCATGTTGATGGTACTGCAAGAATACAAACAGTTAACAGAGAATTTAATCCAAAGTTTTATGACCTAATTAATGAGTTTTATAAAATTACTGGTATACCTATGCTACTGAATACTAGTTTTAATTGTCAAGAACCTATTGTAGAAAAACCATGGCAGGCAACTAGAACTTTTAATAGAACTGCATTAGATATATTAGTTATAAATGATTTCGTTCATACTAAACAAGACTTTAAACATTGGACACCGGAATATGAACAAAACTATTGGTAAGATGATACTTGATAATTTAAAAAAACCTAGACATGTAACAGAATATGATATTACAAAACCTTTAATATCTAAAGATGTAATAAGTGAGTTACTTAAAAATGCATATGAAGTTACGCCATCAAAAAATAATATAGTTGCATGGCAAGTACATGTTTTAGGACCTGAACATCAAAAATATAAAGATATAATTTATGATAAGTCATGTGATAATGATACTAGAATGAATAAAGGCAATACTGAATTTGAAGATATTGCCTCTGGCACAGAAAGAAAAGATGTTAACTATGCAAACTTAACTTCTTGTCAATACTTATTAATAATTACACAAAGATTAGGAACTCTAACTAGCACATATCAAAAGTTAGCCTGGAAAAGAGGTATATTTTTTGACCCTTGTACTGAAAAAGGATTAGAAGATAGTAGAGAACCAATATGTGTAGAATCAGGAATGTTTGCTATGGCGTTCAGAGGTCTAGCAGCTGAGAAAGGTATTGATACATCATTTACCGGTAATTTTTCAAGAAGTCCTGAACATTGGAAAGAGTTGCCATTTATTGATAGAAGAGTTAACTTAATGATTACAGTAGGACATGCTAAAAAATATAGAAGAGAAACTTTTCCTATAGATTATGATTATAAACCAAATTATGAGGATATTATAAAATGGATATAAGAGATGTTTTAAAAAGAAGAAAACATGTGGTATCTTATGATATGAATGTAATACCTGATAGGTCTTTGATTGATTATTGTTTAAAAATGGCACACGATATTACTCCGTCAAAACAAAATGTTTTTCCATACACCGTAAATGTTTTAGGTCCAGATAAACAAAAAGAAAAAGATTATGTATATGATATAGTTACAAGTAATCACAAAAGAATGGAAGATGAAGCATTAGAAGATGGCACGGCCACTTATGATAAAGATGGTTACTCATTTCATATTAATCCTTACTACAAACATATACACATTAACCCATACTTATTAATTATAAATCAAAGACTTCACGAAAAGGCAAATGAGTTTTATACTAAACAAATGGTAAGAAACCACTATATGGAACAAATGGATGCTGAAAGAGTTAAAGTAAGTAAAGATTTAGGCGCAACAGCAGTTGAAGTAGGTTTGTTTACTGCAAATTTGACAGCACTAGTTGTTGAACAAAATTTAGATATATCATATTGTTTATGTTTTGAAAGGCCTGTTAAGTTTTGGAAAGAACTAGGTTTTATTGATTATAGTCCTGTACTATTAGTTTCAATAGGCAAAGCAAAACAATATAGAGGTATTGTAGAAGGCGATATAAAAACACCTGTTGGAGATATTATAAAATGGCGATAGATGTAAAACAATTACAGACAATTATAGATAACTTGATTACGCAAGAGATGAGAGATTTTGTTAATACTCACGATACAGATAAAAATAGATTAAAACAAATTAGACAAAGAGATGTTTTAGATTCATTTAGTCCTAATCAATTTAAATCAAAAATGTTATTGATAGAACATATAAAAAATGCTAACATATTAAATAAAGATTCTGAAATAGTTATATTTGGTAGTTGGTACGGTAGTATATTAATACCTGCATTTTATAATGAAGTTAAAAAAATTACCTGCATAGACATGGATGGTGATGTTATTAATAGGGCAAAATATGAATTGTTTAAAGGATTTAATGTTGACTTTATTACAGGAGATATTTTTGAGAATTATAGAGAACAATTTACAAATGCCTCGTTGTTTATTAATACCTCCTGTGAACACATGAGACCAATGAGAGAATGGGGCGCCATCAATCCTGAAAATGGTAAAAGGTGGAAAACTGCATGGTGGAAAAGAGTTGCGCCAGCTTACTTTGCCTTTCAATCAAATAATATGTTTGATATTGATACACATATAAATTGTGTTCATAGTAATACAGAATTTAAAACACAACTTCCTGACAACTTTAAAGTCTTAAAAGAAGGCGCTATAACAGATAGTAGAGGCACCAGGTTTACTTTATTAGGTAAGATATGCGAAGAGTAATTTATAGTTTATATGTTGATGTGCCTGCAAAAGAACATTATGGTGATTCTAAACAAAAATACGATACAACTGAAAAGGCTGATATAACCATACAGGCTTTTAAAGAAAATTATGGCGATTTAATCAAATGTAAAAAACATTATGCCGATATTATAGACGCTGATTTTATAATGTTTGAATATGATGAACAGTATAAAACATTTGAAAGAAACTTTTTAAAAGACTTTCCTATGTTTACAGGTTATGAAGTTGTAAATTTTTATAAGATACACTTATTAGACAAACTCGCAAAAGAATATGACGATATCTTATATTTAGATTTTGACGCTATACCTATGACAGACGAATCATTCTTTGACAAATGGGATTTATCAAAAGGTATTTGTGTTAAACATAATAATAGTATGGTAAACACCAGATACAGCGTAAGTCAAGGCATAAGAAGTCCGTCAGCAAAGTATTTTAATTGCCACGCCATGTTATTAAATCAAGGTTACAATCCTAGAAATGATGTTATTAACACAGGCATTATAGGAGCTAACAAAGATGATATACTAAAATTAAATTACTTTGGCAAATTTAAAGACACAATTGATTTAATGACAACTTTAATAAAAGAAAAGGATGGTTTATATCCAGAAAATATTGTTAACATGTTTAGATATGACAACGAAACAATTTTTTCCTATAAAATAAAAACTAATAATGTAAATGTACAATGGTTAGATAACGAATGGCACTATTTTTTTGATAAACAAAGATATGTGCCTGATAATACTAAAATAGCTCATTGTGTTTGTAAAGACTTTGACGCCGTGTGGAGAAAATATAATGCTTAAAATATGTACAGTATATTTTGACGGTTACTATACACCAGATTATGTTTCTAAATTTTATAGAAGTTTAAAAAGAAATACCACAATACCATTTGAGTTTATCTGTTTAAGTGATACTAAAGATATTGAGGCTGATGTTATATTACCTTACAATAAAGAAAGTGATGTTAAAAAACATTGGCATAAATTAAAGTTTTTTAGTCCACAATTTGCTTATCAAAATCCAGGTGATGAAATAGTGGTCATGGATATTGACCAAGTTATTACAGGTAACATTGATGATTTAATAGGACATCCTGTTAAGAAAAATGAATTTATTACATATGGTCATTTTTGGAAATCATTGATTGATATAAACGGTGGATTTTATAAATTTAAATCAGGCAATTTTAAATATGTTTGGGAAGACTTTATATTAAATCCTAATTATTGGCAAAACTTATATTACAATAATGGTGATGTTCATTTTAAATATTATGGTGAACAAAACTATGTAAATTGGAAAATGTTAGAACACCAGGTCAATATTATTAGAACGCCTATAGAATGGTTAGGTAAATATACACCCAACTTTGAAGAAAATATAGAGTTAAATAAACAATATGCTAAAAAATGTAAAACAGATTATATGATTATGGATAGCGTAAATGAAATGATTAAAGTTGTTCACTTTACAGGCGTTGGTAAAACTATACATAAATATAAAGACAACTTTATAAATGAGTATTGGAAATGACAACTGATTGGACTAAAATAACCCACCAAATGTATTATGATTGGGACGAGGAAAGAAGAGTCTTACAAGAGATACAAAAATGTCAAAGAAATTGGGATTATGATAAGTTTAATGTAAACGATAATACATACAAACTTTCAATTAAAGAATTGATATGGACAGCCATAAATGCTCCTACAAAACAACATGAAGGATATTTTGACATTTATTGGACTGCTGACAGAAAAGTAATACAAGAAATATCAAGATATACTTGGGGTCAAACTCATAGAAGAAATCCACCATCAACCTGGAGAAACTCACAAGCAAACGCAAGTTTATATATTATATGGGTTGGTAAAGAACCTGACTCAAATCATAACGCTCATGGCGATGGTACTAAAAAAGAAAACACCGATATTAATAGATGGCACAATGCTTATGTAAGTATAGGTATTTCTCTAGGCCTTACAATGAGAGCAGCTGCTAAAATGGGTTTTGCCACAGGTTGCAATAAAAGTCATAGAGATATGAATGGTGATGATTTCTGGGGTAAAAAACTAGGAATACTTGATGAGATTATTGACGGCAAAAAACAAATATGTTATGGTCTCGGTGTAGGACATCCACAAAAAAATAGACCTCGTTGGGAATCAGACGAAACAGAATTAATGATTGGTTCTGCTAATGGTAGTAGAAACAGCACCACAGGACAAATGAGGCATCCTAGAACTAATAAAATTATGAGGCAAGTTGAGATAGTTGATATTGAAAAATATGCTGGCAATGAAATGCAAGACCCATATGGTAATGTACATTTAATACCTGATAAAGCAGAATTTAAAATTAATTCATTTAGAGAGAGAAATATTAAGGTAACTGAAATTAAATGATTAAAGAGTGGAATAGACGACCACATCCGTTTTATGATATAGATATATGGTATCAAGTTTACAAAGACTATCAAAAATTTGACCCTAGAGTTGTACAAGTTAAAAATGTACACAATAATACTTTTGAGATGGAATATATTGAAGGTGAAAATTTAAAAGATTGTATAATACTTAATACCATATCCTTTGAACAAAAACTAGATATAATAAAACAAGTCGTTGATATCGTAAGTAACATGTTTAAATTTAAACATAAAGATTGTCATTTATTTTGGCATGATGATGTACAACTAAAAAACTTTTTATATACTACTGACAATAAAATTAGATTAATAGACCCCGACTCTTTTAGACCTATTAAATTTGACAATACTTCACATTACGAATTTGAAATAGGTAAATTTACAAATACTATAAACAATTTACATATGAGTTTAATTAAATGAGAAGAATAATTTGTTGTAAGTTTGGTGAAAAATATACTGAATGGCATATTGACAATTTAAAATATATGATTGACAAATATTCGGGTATAGAATATGATGATTTTCAAGTTGTAGATAAAGACCTATTTGGTAATTGGTTTAATAAATTTCAAATGTATGATTGGTTTAAAGACGGTCAAAATTTATATTTTGATTTAGACATGATAATATTTGGAAAATTACCAAACTTATATAGAAACTCTTTTACTCTATTAGATGATAAGTGGTGGAGAAAACCAGCACATACACCTTTAAACTCGTCTATTGTAAGTTGGACAGGTGATGTTTCTTTTATTTGGGAAAAATTTAATTCTAATAAAGATGTATTCTTAAAAAAATATTATAGAGGTAGTGATGAATTTTACTTTAAAGAATTGCCTTATTATGCAACATACGAAAGAGTATGTCCTTCTATAAAAAAATACTTATATGAAAAACCAGAGTTTCATAATGTAGTTACATGTGGTCAAATGCAACATGTTTTAGAAAAAGGTTGGACTGGATGGTGGTCTGACTATTTACTTCGCAAGTAATTCAATTGCAGCTGCAATAACTTCCGCTTTTGTAGTACCGGCTCTAATCTTATCTTTTGCTTCTTTATTATCTGAATCTCTTATTGGGTCATATTCAAACAACGCTAATTTAATTGCAAATAAATGGTCTTCATTATGGCCATTATCAAATAAACCTCTGACAAGAGTAGGAAAGAATTTTGAATCGTGAGTACCTTTATCAAATACTAAACCATCTTTTTTAGCAATGGCCATTACCTGCTCTTCAAATTTTGCTCTTTCGTCTTTTACTCTAATATTTGTATTTTCATGTAATTGGTCTACATTTACAATTTTTAATAGTTGCTGACAATCGGGGTGTCTTTCATCATATTTAATAATGTGAGGTATTACTTTTTTACCATCATCACTTCTTACTAGCACCTCAATATTATCTCTACCTGCTTCTAAAAATGTAGCAGAGATATAATTATCTGTATTAATTTCCATTTTAATTTACCACCTTATTTTGTAGGATATAGTCAAATAAATCTATACTTGACTTCCAACTATAACTATTTAGTAAAGTTGTATCTGCCTTATTATCAAATCTTTCTGTATCATTACCAATAGCACCTTTAGTTTCTATACCAACTCTTTCTAATATATCTGTTAATTTGTTAGATATGCCTGTACCTATATCAATAATACCTTTATATTCATTATGCAATAATATTAACATAGCAGATATAACATCATCTACATGTATAAAATCTCTTTTATGATTTACATTTATAAAAGGTACATCATTTCTTAAAATTCTAGGTATTAACATATCTTTTTTAGCACCTGGTCCATAAACAGTTGTAAATCTCATACCTACACTATTCTCTGGAGCAATTTGTTCCATGGAATACTTACTCATAGCATAAGGATTTTTCCATGGTTCGTATGCTGTGCTAGAACTTGCATACAAAATTCTTTTATCTTTATATCTTTCAAATATTCTTTGACTAACAATTACATTGTTTATCCAGTAATCTGTAGGATAATCTAAACTTTCTCTTACACCAGAAAGTCCTGCCAAATGTATAACTACATCTACATCTGGTAATTCACAGGTCATTAAATCTTTACCTGATTTTATATCTAAACAATGAAAATGGTAATCTGTATTTTTAAGATTGGATCCTATAAATCCATCACTTCCTGTTAAAAGTATCTTCATAATATAACCTCATAATTAACTTTTTGCTATTCTCAAATAATAAGTATTTGCTGTTGTTACAGCACCATTTGGAAACTCTTGAGCTCTGTAGTCGTCTGTATTTACATATCTTGTTTGATAGTTACCTGAACCATTTAAAACCGTATCAGCCATACCTGTTCCTCTAGTATTACCACTACCACTTGTTCCTATATTATAAGAAATTTTATATCCGTCTGTAGAACTGGCAGCTGTATATCTCATCCATTCTTGTAATAGATTTTCAAATACAGTTTCATCATAAACTTGTATATCATTATCACTTCTTATAAAACTAGGCAATGTATATGTTGTATCATTACCATTAACTCTATGTAAATAATAACTAGTAATTGTAGTAGGTTGGTCTAAAGCTTCGGTAATACCACCTGCCGTGTAAGCGCCTGTATCTGCTCTTGTATCTATAAACACAGGTGTTGCGCTAACAAGTGTAGCACCAGTCATTGAAGTATCCGATTGTATGGCATATGTTCCAGCTTGTTGAGTAGTTGTTGAACCTGAAACTAATAAATCTATAGCAGGGTGTAAAAATGTATCTTTTACATCCGTTAAATTCATTGATTGAATTTGTCCACCAGATGTATAATAAACTGGCCATGTTTTACCTGTATCTGCCGTAGGAGATACACTAGGATAAATTTGGTCTATTTTATCGTAAGCAACTGTAACAGTTGTTGGCTCTGCCGTTGTTGCCTCATTAGGAAAAGCAGTTGCACTTGTTGAAACAGAACCCGCTTGTAATCTTGTATCGTTTATAGAAGCTAAAGCACCACCTGTAGATATTACAGATAATGTAGGACTAGGAGCACCTGCGAATTGCCAAATTGCTTGGTCTACTATTTGAGCAACCTGTGTGGTAGACATCTCTTTAAGGGTTGTACCATCAAGATATAAAGGGGCTCTAACTGCCATAATATAATTCTCCTATGTGGCGCTACCAACTATTGTCTTTTGTGCGACCCCTGAAGAATTGTAAATTATCAAAGTCACCGCTGAAGAAAATATTGTTGATGTAGCATAACCTGTTGTGTTTGTTAATGCAATTGTTCCTGTTGCGTCTGGAAAAGTAATTGTTCTATCCGCTGTCGGGTCAACAATCGCTATAGTTAATTCGTTGTCGTTATTAGTACCTTCAAATTGTAAAGTACCATCAATCTTTAAAGTTTCTGTGGTAGGAACTCTAACAACATTGCCTGAACGAGATTGTAAATTATTTCCTTTAAGAGTTGTACCAACTATGTTAGCACCAGTAATTGTTCCTGTACCAGTAATATCTTCATCTCCGATATTAATTGTTCCGGAAGTATCTGTAATTGAACCAGCAGCTATTGTTAATGTTCCTGCTTTTACAGAGGTTGTAACCTCTACTGTAGGATTTAAACTTAAAGTTAATGTATCAGGTGATGATACAACTGCGTTAATCTGATTTGAAGTACCTAAAAATGTAGCAATATCTCCACCACCTACTAGCTGAGTGGTTGAAGTTGAATCACGCATTTTCCAACCAGCAGTAGATGTGGCAATACTAATAGTTTCATTCATTGCCCCAACTAGATTGGTTGAACTAATAGAACCTGATAAATTTGCTATGTCGCCAAAATCATTGGCTGTCATATCATTAAATTCGGTTCTAAATTTCTCTAGTGTATCCGTTATTGCTATATTTCTTACTGCCATTTTACTTTACTATTTCTCTTAATAAATCTTTTATTTCTCTTAATTCGCTCTTTAGGTTATTTATCTCTTTTACCGCATTACGAATTTGGTCACCTTGTTGTTCTCTTGATTTAACTCTATTCATATAAAGTTGATATTCAGAAACACTTGTATTAACGATAGCTCCTGAATTAGTATCTCTAACTAAACTTGTATGACCTTCAACTTTCATAAACTTGCTCATTATACTGCCAATGCTATTCCTCTAAAGTCTTTAATTCTTGCCGTATAAGATGTATTAGTACCGTTAAATACTATCTTAATTTGAAAAGAAGTAAACTCTGGTAAATCTTTTACACTAAATTTGTAATCTCTGAAATCGTTGTCTAATACTCTATCACCCTCTGAAGGCACTACTGTATTATCAGAAGCTCCAGTTGTATTAAATGGAGTAAATTCTATATCTTGTAATCTTCTTGTTTCTTCACCACCTGTCAATCTAAAGAACATTTTAATTTGTGAAGTAGACCTTACACTTGCAGCTACTCTACAATCTAAAGCAGTTGATGGTGTTTCTAACTGAACAGGTTTAGTAATATAAGAACCTGCTGAAGAACCACCTTCTGGTGCTGTGTCATCTTCATAATCTACAGTATTTGATAACTTAGCATTAATTTTTGCGCCACTAGCCGGTGCAACACCAAAGGTTAAAGTTGTTCCTGAAACTGTAAAGTCATCTACTGGTTTTTTAGGTAAACCTGATACTTTAACAGATAATAAATGAACACTTGTAGGTGTACTTGATAAAGTAAATGCTGTTGTTGAACCATCTCCTGTAAATGTATCTGTTGATGTTACGGCAGGTTGATTTAATCTATTTGATATGGCAAATGCATTAACTCTTTGTAAATCAATAACAGGCGACAAGTTTGCATTAGAAGAATTTAATGTCATTTGAACAAACATAGATTTGCCATTTGACATTTCATTTGTTTCATTTATAGCACTAGCAACCATTCTTGGTTCTGTAAAGTATAAATTATCACCTAATACAACATTCTTAGCAGATGAAACTCCTTCAGCAACAAAAGGACTTTCTGAACCATGAACTGAACGACCTGTTGTTGTTCTTAATGTAGTACCTAATGTTGTACCTGGATGTGTTACTTGTCCTATTTGTAATTGCATTACATCAAACAATCTATTTTGAGTAGCAGTTACAGTAATTCCACCAACATCACCTGTAGCATTTGCTGTTGCACCTGTTTCAATATCATAACTATCTAAAGTAATATTTTTAATTGATGTATATGTGCCGTTAATTGATGAGTGAGCAATGCCGTTATATGTTCCTGAAACCACACCTGCAATTGTAACATTATCATTTGCACTATGCATTCCGTGATTTGGATGGAAAATTCTAATTAAACCTGTACCATTAAATGTTCTAATAGGATTATTTGCTAATGTTCTTGAAGGCAAATCTTTATTACATAAAGTTATTTGACCTTGAGTAGATGTACTGAATACTGCTTTATTAATTGTAATCTTTAAATCTTCCATTTGTTCAGCGTTCCATGTTCTATTGTTCGCTGATTTAAATAAGATACCCATATTAGGTTGTGATGATATTGTTCTATTAGAACCTAAATTTTTCTCACCTAATCTAGCAACATAAGCTGTATAATCCTGTGAGTCTGTATATAAAACTATACAATATTCAACACCTTCTTTTAGATAAACAGGAGATGGGAATGTAAATGTTGTAACTGCTGTTGCGTCTGTACTTACATTAATATCACCAGGGTTTAACCATTTTTGTGCAAAAGGTAAAACTTTAGGTCCTGGATATCCATTAACCATATTTCTAATTTCTGCTTTAACAGGAAGTGTTGATGATTTTGTAGCAAAGAAAGTATTGATACTTGTTACAAATAGTCCATCTTCAACATCAACAACAAAAGATTGTGCTAATGGGTCACCTCTGTTATTATCATCATTATTTTCTTGTCTTGGAACTCTACCAACAACTCTGTTTGCATTTCTTTGAATAGTTTGTGAATCAGTTACATTTAATCTTTCTGTTCTTGGTTCTCTTGTTGAGATAATTGCTTCTTGTACAGTTTCTAATAAACCTTTAGCGTCATAATCTCCTTCAGCTGAAGTAGCAACATTTGTTTTATCCTGTGAATTTATTGATGAACTAGTTAATCTGAAAACTCTCTTACCTGTACGCCATCTTGGATTTGCGTCATTGTTTGGGTCAGGTATTGCAAATTCACCTTTTACATAACCTGTAGAATCTGTTACAAGGTTACCTCCTAATGAACCGCCATCTGGCGTTACATAAGTTGAAATATCTATATTATCAAAGAAAGGATAAACTCTTACATTTGGTCTTAAACCATATCCTTGAAATCCTATTGTTCTACTTCTAATAAACGGAACAAAACCAATTGATATTACTCTATCACCTAAACTTTGTCTTACTGTTTGAGGAACTATTCTTGTTCTAATTCCTGTTCTAGTTTGTCTAACATCACTAGTTGTTGTTTGCATAATCAGGTCACCTGAAGTCCAACGACCTCCTGTTCTAGGGTTTCCTGTCCATTGGTCTTGCCATTCATTCCATTCTGTACCTACAGGTATTTCTGTAATACTTGTATTATCTAAACCTCTGGCTAAAGCCATATTATCAAAAGAACCAAATACATTAGCAACAACCTCTGGCGCTCTTCTAGTTTCTTTCCATTCATCAACTGGTGGATTTAAATCTATATCACCTATCCAATTAAATACTAAAAATGGATTTAAGTTTTCTGTTTTTGAAGCAAATGTTTGAGAGATGTAAGGTGTTTCTGTATATGGTAATGTTAATAAATCACCAGTTTTTTGATAAGCGCCATCTGTTCTATCTGTTGTAATAATAGAAGTACCGTCATCATCAAATTCACCTAACTCTACTACATCCTCATTAAATAGTGTTCTTGCCTCACCTCTTGACCTATCAATAGATAATTTATAATCATTATTTTGTACATCACCAATATTATGACCTGTAAAATTGTCAACAATAAATCCATTTTTAAATCTATCTAATCCGTTTTCATCTTGTATTTGCAAGTTTTGAGCATCAGCTTCTAATAGAGATAATTGAGTGTAGTATTCAACATTTTGAATTCTATTTTCCAATTTACCTATATCTCTCATAGTATATCTTCTATTATCTTCTTTTTCAATATCAACTTCATCTGTAGATAAAGTGTAAGAAGGAATATTTAATGTTGCTAACAACATGTGACCATCTAAATTAGTAGGTTGTATTGGGTTTAAATCTGAAGCACCTTTTATAACTTTTAATTGGCCTTCTCTTGTTAAGAATAGTTTATCAATTCTATTTAAGTAAAATTCTAAATCTGCTGTTATGTCTGAACCAAATCTTGGCATGTCAAGTGTTGAAGCACCTGCACCATCAAAAGTACGGTCATCACCACCAAAGTCAAATGTACTTGCGTCATCAACTCTAGGTCTAAAATCTAAACAATCTCTTAATTCAAATTTTTCTCCTGTCGTATCAGAGGTATAACTTGGAATTTCTTCATAAGCTACAACACCTGAATATGAGTCAACATCAAAGTAATCACCAGCACCGTGTGAGAAGAAATCAAAAGTTATTAATAGTCTACCTGTTGGCGTCAACGCACCAGGTTTTAATTTAATTCTACCTATATCATAAAAGTTATCTCTTTGACCATTATCTAAAGTAAATCTATCTGTAATGTCTGTATCTGAAGCAGTTGCGTCTGTACTAAAGTTTGCCGACATTTTAACACTTTTAATTTCTTTAATATCTGCTTTACTTAAACCTATAATACCATATTCAATAGAACTCTGTAACTGCATTTGTTTTGTAGAATTAGTTACAAGTGTTTTTGATTTAGAACCTGCAACCGTTCTATTTACAGTTGCTAAAATTTTTACTTTATGACCTGTGAAGTTTGTTCCAAAATCTAGTGTTAGTGTTTTACCTGTAGGAGAACCACCTAATGTAAATATAGTAGCACCTTGATGATTGCTTCCTGAAATATTTAATATATCACCTACAGCACCTGTGCTACCAGAGCCAACTGTCATAATTGAAACTATGTAATCTGTGTTATTTGCTGAAGAAAATACTTCATTTGTACCTGCTGAAATAGTTACAGCACCAGATGATAATGTTCCTGTAAATTGTCTTCTTACTGAATAGTTTGTATCTGTTAATCCTTCATTTAAAGTAGTTTTTAAAGTTTTAACAGTTTTATAAGGAAACTTAAATACAAGTCTATTGTTTTCTGGATTATTAAGTTTTGCTCTTCTTCTAGTTATTGTGGCGTTAGTAGTTGTACCTGAAGACGCTGATTCTAAAATTAAAGAATTATTAGAAACAATTGATTTTACAATTCTTGTTATTGTCGTACCTGAATCATTATCAAAAGATATTGAATCGCCCGGTCTTAATTGAGAATTAAATAATGTACTATTACCTGTTACTGTTGCACTAGCACCAACTGAAAGTGTACCATCTATTTTTGTATTTGTTCCGTACGCACTTGATAAATCTGTGTCGGCTGTAAATGCAGGAGAACCTGCCATACCAATTTGTTTTACATCTGAAAATTCTTTTGATGAAACTGCTGTGTATCCTCTGACATCAGCCTGAATTGTTGAAGAATTATTTGAAGTTTGACCTGTTACAACCTCACTAGCTGCAAAAGTACCTTTAACATTTGATAGAACTATAACTCCGTGTGTCATTGTAGGACCACTTGTAAATGCTGTAACATTTTGAGAAGTAGTACCGTCTTGACCGTATAATTCAAAAGTATTAGTTGTTACACTTCTTACTGTAAAAACTCCTGGTGTATAAGCAGAACCACCAATTGCAAAGTTACCACCTGATAAAGTGATTTGTTGGCCTTCTTCAAAACCATGTGCGTTTAATGTTACAACACCTGGATTTGCAACTGAAATTGATGTAGCAGCCGCTGATTTAACTGCTGTTAAATCTTGTACAATACCTGAAGCACCTGTACTAGAACCGGATAATAATTCTCCTGTTGTAAATGCTGTGTTGTCTAAAACATTAATATGTGTGTACATATCAATATCAAAAAGATAATGTTTGTAAACTGCACTATCAGGATATATGTCGTTAGATTCTGTTCCTGTTACAAATTCAAAACCTCTTGACTTAGCACGACCTATTTGTGGTACAGTAGTACCTACGGTACTTTGTTGAGTACCATCAACAGCAGTAGCTGTGTCCATTAAATTTAAAGTTTTAAATGCTTGAGTATCACCTGATACAAAACCAATATCAGGAGAGTTGTAGGCATTATTTACATATACAAAGTTGCCTACTTGAAATCTTGCTTTGTTATTATTTCCTGTATCAAATTCTCTTGCTTTATCTACATCAACAAATGTTGTTCCTAATTGTTCAGCTTCATAACCATTTACATATGCTTTAAATGGTGAAACACCTAATGCTAGTTTAGTTTCTAAACCACCTGAAGCAGATGTATAGATACCTCTATTATTTCCTACGGATAAATGTTCTCTAACATCTAAATCTGGATTTGTTAAAACATAATCACCAGATTCGTCAAATGTTCTTCTTGCTAATGTGTCTTCTAATACGGAATATTCCGTACTTCTAACCATAGCTTTAATTCTGCCATTTTCAACTCTTGCAATTTCATAAAAATTAGTATCGTCTGTAGCTGTTAAGGATTTTTTTGTTAAAGTTAATTGTATTTTAAATCTGTGAGCACCTGGAGCATTGATGTTTGAAGTACCTTGAGCATTATCATTAATACTTGCGTCATCATTAGGTGTTACAAAAGATTCTGCTAGTGTAAAACCAACTCTGTAAGATGGCGTAGATGTGTATTTGTCTAAAACTACAGTTGATTTATCTACTTGAATAAAATAACCATTAATATAATAAACTCCTGATTCAACTGAAGCGGCTGAACCTGTATGTATAGTAGCTACAACTAAAGTTTCTGGATTATTTGAACTATTTAATGCTGTTGATGTTACTGTTTCTCCTGCTGAAAAACTTACAGCTGCATTGTCTGTTCCACCTTTATTATATTTTACAAATAAAGTATCGGGGTCTGTACCATCTGTAGCAGAAAAACCGACAACCTCAGCAATAACACCCGAAGTATTACCTGTTAAAGTTGAACCATTATAAGAACTTAATGCTGTGGCAGTTTTTGAAGTTAATTTAATTGATGAGTATTCAAGGTCAATACCAACTTGACCAGGTAAAACCATAGCACCTTGTTTAAATACATGGTCACCAAATCTTTCAACTTGGTTTTGTAAAATTGTTTGTGATTGTGTTAACTCTCTAGCCTGAACTGCGAATGACGGCCTAAAAAGTATTCGGTGAAACTTTTTTGACTCGTTGAAGTCATCATAGTAAGGTGAGAGGTTAAAATCAGTTGGACTTGGCATTTAACTCCCCTTAAAACTCAACTATTAACTTTATATTCTCCGTTTGGTCAGCAGCTCTAGTAATTGGCGCTCTATTTTCAACATATAGAATTTGTCCTGAACCTGCGTCAATCTCTGAAGCTGAATACCCATTAGAAAATACAACATTGTTTGTTGTTGCTGTGTGTGATGTATCAGGAGAACCTGTGGCATTACTAGTCCCGCCAGTTATTGTATTATTACTTGAAAATGCTGTTTTATTTCCGTTAGAATCAATACCTTCATTTGTAAATCTAGTTTGCATGTAATATAAAATTTTATTTGTTGAGTCCCACTCTACTACTTTTCCTATTGCACCTGTTGTTGATTGAGTAATTTTTTCATCAGCTGCAAATGTTCCTGAATCACCTGTAATTTTAATTGCTTTTGTTGCTCTCATAGTTGTTGCCGTAGCAGCTGAACTTGCTGAAGTTGGGTCTTTAATCAAAGCAACTTTTCTAAAATCGTTTGCAACTGTAACATCACCAGTATTTGCTGATTCTGTTCCTTCTAAAGAAGTGTTTAACATTATAAAGAAACCACCTAACTCTTCTATTGCATTTTTACCATGACCACCTTTTGGTTCAATTATACAATCTAACTCTGCACCAACAAGGTTTGTAGAGCCTGCTGATATTATTTGAGCATTACTTATTGTTCCAAAAGTGTAACCTGTTCCAGCAGCTGTTATAGTTACAGAGGTAACGGCACCTGAAGTAACAACAACTGTTGCAACACCGCTTGAACCATCTCCTCTTATTGGAATATTTGTAAATGTTCCGTCTGTTCCACCTGAACCAGCAGTTTTAATTTTTACTATGTTTATTGCACCATCAACAGCCGCTGATGATACTGAACTATTTGTAGCAACTGCCATAAAGTCAGTTGATAAGAAATTTGCTTGTTGAGCTGCCGATAAAGTGTACATATATTTCCACTTATAACCGTCTGCAAGTGATAATATTGATGTTGATGTGCCAGTTGGTTCTACAGTTGATTGAGCGTTACCATTGTTATCTAAACACTTATAAACATTTCTAGCAGCTGTTAATACATAAAAAGTTGCGTCAAACAAAGTTGTTGCGCCACTATTTGAATTATTTGAATTTGTTGTACCTGTTTTATATACACCATAATCATGTCTGTAATAATCGTAAACTGTACCAGTTGTCCAGTTTCTTCTAGGAATAACTATTGAAACATTACCTGAGTCAATCTTTTTTGCAGCCAGCATGTCATTGTAGGTAAAATTTTGTGTGTTTTCTGTATCTGTGGGTGTAATAGGACTTGCGTCTGTTCCTTCGTTTTCTGTTCTAGCGTCACCTCTTGTTGCTGTTGCAAATGCTTGAGGTCTTCCTATAGCTAGATAATATGTATTAGGAGCAGCCTCACTAAAAGACTCTCTAAATTGTTCACTATTATGAACTCTGAATTTGTTTGTTATAATTGCTGGCATATCTTTTTAACTTCCTTAACTATATTTATACAAGTTTTCAACATGATTCCTAATTATGCTCCTGGGTCTGTTATTGTGTTTCCGGCTGCTACCCATTCTAAAACCTTTTGATAATCTATATTATCATTTGAAATAATTATACTCATATGTGTACTGTCAGATAATTCAACTTCAACTGTATATTTTGCTTCATTTTCATATCTATATTTTGCACTTGTAATATTTGTAATTTTCATGTTTTTTCCTATAATTCGTCAGCTACTGCTATAAAAGCGGTTGCGTCATTTAAAATTAATAATCTACCTGAATCACCACCAGTTTTAGAGTTTGGTATATCAACTGATACTCTTATAATATTTTGACAAACATCACCTAAAGATGGACCTGAACTAACATTATCATAAGAAGAACCGGCATATGGAGTATTTGAAACAAATGTTCCGCTTGTTGTCATAGTTAAACTACCACTACGCATTGGTTTTGGTAAGTAAATAAATCCAGCAGCGGATGTTCCGTTATATGTAATCAACGCATAATTTTGATAGTTACCAGATTGTGGTATCATCTTATAAAAATATCTATAACATCTATCTAAATTAATATCTTTTGGTAAAAACTCAAAATCAGAAGCGTGAGCTCCTACTTCTAATTGAATTCCTGTAATTGAAAGGTTATTACTTGTACTACTAAAAAAGTTATTATAAGTAACATCACTATCTGCAAAATCATTACTTGAACTTGTCCATGTTGGTGTACCACTATAACTGCCTGTGTAGTTACTACCCCATGCAAGTCCCCACATAATCTGCATACCTCGTCCATTATCATCATTAATTTTAGCAGCACTACTTGTTATTAAAGTTGTTGAACCTGCTGTAGGTGTAATAACAATAGAAAATTTTTGCCAAGTGTTTGCACTTGTTATATTATAAGGATAAGAAATATAATAAATTGTGTTATCATCTTTTTTAATTGTTACAGGAAAATTTCCTGTCATGTTTGATTTAGCCCAAAAAGATAATGTCATTGTTTTTGCACTACTATATCCATACTGTAACTGTTGTAAAAATTGTCCCTCAATACTTTGTTGCATGTAAGCTCTTTCAGTAGCGCCAACTGTTCCGTCTGCTGTAGTACAAGACATTTTTACTGCTTTTGTAAATCCTGCTTCAAAAGCACCACCACTTGTTAATGATTCTTGTTCAGATGTTGCAGCTCCACTACTATTTTCAGTAAATGAAAATCTATCAACTGTACCGTAACCGTCATTAAAAGCAGTAGCTGATGTAGCTCTTTGAGCCACTTGCATATCTCCGTTAATAATCATATTTCTAAAATTTACACCACTAGCGCCACCTAAACCTGATGTTAAATTATGTGCAATATTTCTTGTTATTGTTCCCATATTTTTATCCTAGATACCTAAACACAATCTCTGCTCCGTTTGCCGGCGCTTGTATAAAGGTTAATGTTGTTCCTGAAATTGTATAGTCGTCTGTTGGCACTAAACAAATACCATTTACAAAAACTAATACATCATCAACTGTTCTATTTGCTATAACTGTAAAAGATTTACCAGAGTTTGCACCAGCAGAATTACCTACATTTGATTTGTCTGTTGTTATATTTAATCTTGCTTGTTTACCACCTACAATATCTATAGAATGACCCATGTAAGAATGAGCAGTACATTCATAAAATAAAGGTGTTGGTGTATTTTCATCTATCGTAATTGTTGTATTAGCACCTGCATTACCAGCTGTTCCTGTTACTACGACACCAGTTGACATCTCTCTATTTTTATCTCTGTCATAATAAAATTTTAATGGGTGTGTAGCATTTGTACCAGCAGCTTGGTCAAACTTATAAACACCTTTTGATAAAGTTAAATGTGGTGATTGGTCGCCGTCAATAACATAACCATTATTTGAACCTGAACCAAACTCATAATGTTCACTTGTTTTAGTTGCAACCGTAATAGTTAATGTTTTTGTTACTGTAGAATCTGGTGAACGGTGAGAAATGTAACCTGCGTCTTGAGCATTTGCACCTGCTAAATCTAAATCAGTACCAGCAACATATCCACCAGCAGAACCTGGTTCAAAACGACCATTTGATGAACTCCAAATTAATGCGTTACCATTTGCAATACCTGAAATGTTAACATTTGGATGTCTTTCAATACCATCATTCTCTGTTAAAATATTAATCCAACCAGCTGCGTCTGCCACATAAGGTTTGTCACCAGTTGTATCGTAAGCAAACATACCTTCATAAGTTGTTTCACTAGGAAAGTTTCCTGTTCCTGCAAAGTTAAATCTTGCTTTTGAACCTGAAGCTGTTAAGTCAAATGTACCTGCACCTGTAAAATTAACACCGTCAAAAGAACTTACAGTAGAACCTAAAGCGGCGGCTGTAGAACCAAAAGTTATTGAAGGATTTGCTAAATTAGCATTTGAAATTGCAGCTGAACCTGATAGATTAGCATTTGATAAGTTTGCCACGGCAATAGTTACTGTATCGCCTGAAACTGTTGATGTTGCACCACCTGAACCTACAATTTTTAAAGTTTCGCCTAAACCAATTGTAGATGTAGTTGAACTTGTATCTGCAATCGTAATAGGTCTAAAACTGTTTGTTGCTGAAGTTAAATCTTTATTTGTTAAAGCAACTGAATTTGTTAATGTTGCAAAATCATCATCTGTTAGTGCTGTATTGAATTCTGCTGTTGTTCCTGTAAGAGTATTCGTACCTAACGCCATTGACTTATTGGTCATGGTAACTGTACCAGAACCGGTCATAATCGTGTTATCGGTTGTTAATGTTAATGTATCTCCAGAAATTACAGCGTTAACACCTGTACCACCTATTACTTTAAATGTTTCGCCTAAAGCAATTGTGGATACTGTAGAACTTGTATCTGCAATTTTAATATTATTAATAATATTTGTTCCGTCACCTAAATTACTGTAGATTTCGGTAAAGTTTGCGTTGATTTTAGTACCACCACCACGGAGGTTATCACCTGTTCCGTCATTAGGATTAGTACCTAGATTTATTGATAGTTTTGCCATATTTTTTGTTCTCTTACACTATTTATAAACTTTTTTAAGCGGTTGTATCATCAAAAGTTTTACTTGTATTATCAAATTTAACCAATGTATTACTGAATAAATCAGCATTGAAAGCCAACTCTGATGGAAACGCAAAATTCATCTTCATATTGTTACCTGTATCATTATTAGGGTCTGTTAATAAGAATATAGGACTATCACCATCTAGCGCTGTTCTTGTACCTGTAACGGCAATTTCATTTAGTCTTTGAAATGTAATTCCAGAACCAGGATTTTGCGTACCAAATATCGTGTTAGCAAATCTATTTAAATTTTTAAATCTTGGTCCTACATATGCATGACCTTGAGCAATTGTTATAGGAACACCATTTCTATCTGTAATTACTCTTCGTTTTCTTGCCTGAATATCATACTCTATACCAGGTTTTGTTAAAGTTACATCTCTAGTATTTGCCGTAAAATGTTCTACTGTATCTGTATCAGAATCTATTGTACCAGCTTCGTGAGGTTTTGTTCTTAATGTTGTTCCGTCATCTACTGTTCCTAATCTTCTACCAAATATTGTAGAGAATAGTGTATTTGCAATACCAAACAATCCAATATCTATTGCACCAGAAGTTTCACCAATAATTGGTGTTCTAGTTTTCATACTAATTCTTGTTGCAATATTAACTTGACCTGTAAAATAAAAACCTGTAGTGTGCATTGTCTTTTTAAATGCGTCCCGCCATTGATTAATAGATTGACCAACTTTTAATACATAAGAAAAATCTTGATAGTATAAACTATCTTGAATCTTCATAGTTGTTTCTGATAATTTTCCTCTTTCAGATATGTATTCACCATCTGTATCTGTAGCTGAGGCAACTGCAACTGTAACATTAGCAATATCTAATTTAGCAATCTTAGCTGTAGTACCATTTGAAAATGTTAATGTATCATTTATTGCAAAAGGACCGTTTGTAACATTTTTAAATTTTAATAAATTTCTATCGCCATCATAAGATACAATATCGCCGGATTTTGAACCACTTGTAACTGCGTCTGTTAAAGGTACAGCACCACTTATTTGTTTTAATATTGCATTTTCAAAAAATGTTAAAACAGGTGGAGAAGGACTAACTTCATATTTTTTACCATGTTCTACAGTTTTAACTTGAATTATTTTTCCTATTTCTTTTCCAAAACATACAACTTTTCCGCCTGTGCCTGAAGATGTAATTGATAGTTTAGGTAAACTTTGATACCCAATACCACCACTAGTTAAGAATACTTTTGTAATTTCTCCAACCGTTGTATCAGCAGAATTGGCAAAACCTGGAACAGCAGGTGATGTAGTTGCTCTTTCTTGTACAATTGTTCTTCCCTCATATCGGTCACCTAAAGTTGTTGCGTCTTCTAAAACTATATTATCTTCCGTTCCATCTGGTGGAGCGATAGTGCCTTTTTGGTCTACAAAACTTCCTGTAACAACTCTAATAAATCCAGCTGCATTTTGTCCGAATGTGTTTGTATTATCAAAATTTATTTTATCACCTATAGAATATCCAGAACCTTCACTTGATATAACTAAATCTGTTACTGCACCTGAACCAGTTTCTCCTATTTGAAATAAAGCAGCTTCACCACCAGCAGTTACAGCAATTGCGTCATCAACTGTATATAAAGCGCCAGCGTTAGCATTAGTTTTTGTACCCGGTATTCCTGTAATATCTGCTTTAATAAAAAAGTCATCTGTATCTGAACCTGTTCCTTGTATTTCTTCTCCTACAATAAATGTTCCTTGAATAGTATCAGGATTTAAAACTAACTCTGTAACTTCGTCTGTTCCTATTTGAAATTTTGTAAGATTTTCAATTAACGCTGTGGCGTTTGAATTTTTACCTGTAATTGTTCTACCTAATAAAGTTGCTGGGTCTCCTATTCTTGCAAGAACCCTCATTATTTTTTTACTATCAAATTGACCATCAGAGGTCTTTAACATCTCTTCTCTAGGATATAAAGTTTCTGAATTTTCATTAAATAATAATCTAAAAAATAATTCGTGTCCTTTTTGAGTACCTTTAGAACGATACAATGATTTTATATTTTTAATTAATGCTCTTTTATCTACATTAGCATTTAAACTTTCAGGAAGTGTAGCTAAAAACTCATCTCTCATATTTGTTAAGAAATAAGAAATGACTTTATCAGGATCCCTAAAATTTACTAGGTCTGTAATGTTATTTACTGGATTAGGTTTGTAATCATCTAAAGTTGCTGAAGCATTTGAAGTTTGACCTACTAATATTTCACCACTTATAAATTTATCTTGAGCTGAGATTATTAATCTGCCATTATCTAAATCTTCTACAAGTATTACTGCTTCTGCATTTGAAGAAGAACCTTTTATTACTTCACCTCTTTGAAATTTACCAAATTCAGATTCTTCATAAATTATTTTATCGCCACCATCTAGTGTTGTTCTAGCTGTATCAATTCTAGTTGCATTTAAAACTAAATTGTTTTCTTGGCCTGTTTCTGTTTCTAATAATATACCAACTGTAGTTTGTACAGAGGTAACTTTTACTTCAGCAGATTCTAATAATTGATAATAAGTTTTTAGAAAGTCGGCAAACTTTGGATGTTCAGCAATTACATATTCTGGTAATTGATTGTTAAGTATCGTGGATAATTTTGCATTAAACTTTGCCATTAGTCATTAGTAACTTGAACTAGATGTATAACCGATACCAGCTTCTGAAGAACCTCCAACAAATGTATCTGATTCAACCGTTATTGATGAATTGGCGATATCAATATCAATAATTTGGTCTCTTACAGGAATTACATCATTTGAAGCTGGTGTTACAGTTAATTCTATTATAGTTGAAGCTGCCCCTCTTATATTTGAGATTGAAGTAATATTAAGTGAATTCAATGTTATAGAACCGTTTAAATAATTAATTGTGCCTTGCGTTGAGTTAGCATATGTTTTTACACCAGAAACTAAATAATATCTTCTAACATTTCCATTTCCATCATCATCTAAAAAATATTCGTTTGTTGTATCACCATCTACTTTAAATCCTGTTGAACTTAAAATACCACCCATAGCAGAATTATGACCTGCATGAGGATTATATAATGCATTTCTAAAATATATGTTATATGCATTTGAAGCATTTAAAGTTGGTGTAAAATCTTTTCTTATTTTTAAAGTTGTTATGTTTGATAATATACTTGTATCAGTATTATCAATTAAACCTGTTAGTTTTGAATATCTGAATATTGCGTCAAATTGAGATAAAGTATTTGTATTATAATTAGTAATAGTAGTTATAACATCTGACTTTATAGTGTCTGAAGATTTAGTGGTTGCTCTTGAATCATATTTTATATTTGATGTTACTATTACCGAAGTTGTTTCCGGGTCAACAATTTGTGGCTGAACTGAAGCAACATTATATGGTGATAATTGAGTTATAATATTTGCTTTTGTAGATTCTGTTAAAGTAGAACCTGATTTAGGTTTAATGGCAATTTTTACTATACCATATCTTGGCGTTTCATCTTCTTCACCACCCCAAGCACTAACTGATTGAGCATTAGGATAAACATTCTTTACAATTGTTTCATAATCTGTAGCAGTTACAGCTCTATCTTGAGCTGCATAATTTAAAGGCGCATTAAATTTTATAGAGTCATTTGATTCTGGTTCTACACCACCTGAAGAGGCTGAATTTACTGTTATAGCAACATCTGAAAATCCACCGATTGTACCTTGTAAAGTAAATGTATTTGCACCATTTGAAATTGTTTTATTAGTAACAATATATTCTAATATAATAATACTACCATCAGCAGGTTTTATACCTGTTACGCCGTCACCAAAATAAACTTCATATCTACCATCTTGACCTTCTTGCGTAAAATAAACTGTACTAGTTGGTGTTAATCCATTATAACCATTTGCAAAATCATAAGCTTCTGTTGTTGTATCTGTTATACTATTTTGAATAGAAACTTTTAGAGTTGACATATCTGCATTGTTTGAAGGTATTGAAAATTTTTGGTCAACATCTGTACTATCTACTGTATATTTAAAAGTTACTAAAGTACCTTCGTAAATATTTAAATTAGAAATTTTGTAAATGCCATCTACGGGAACAATTGTGTTTGTTTGATTAGTTACATACTCATAAGTTGCACCGTTAACAGTTGATTGAAAAACTGTTCCTTTATCCATTGTAATAACTGTACCTGTAGCATTGTTTAGTGTTACATCAATATTTGCTGTAGGCGCTCTCGCTGATGTTGGAGTATAACCAATCATCTTTGCTAAAGATACAATATTATTTCTTATGTCTGCACTATCAAGATATAATTCATTTGTTGACATGTTTGCCAAGTACGAAAGATAGTGTGTATTGTAAGATAGAACATCTAATAAAACTGAAAGACCAGAACCTTCAAAATTATAATCTTGAAACTGTTTTTGACTTTGTAAAAATGTTTTTAGATTACCTTTGATTAAATCAAAATCTAATTCTGATATTGTTAATTTATTTGACATACTATCTTAGCCTTTTTAGAAGTGTAGTAACTTGTTGAGGTCCTGATACACCGATTATATTAAAGTAAATATCTACCACTAATCTATTTCCGTCTTGGTCATCATCTACTGCAACATTTGTTAATTGTATCCGAGGTTCATAGTTTTGTAAAACCTCTGATATTTTTCTTTTCAAAAAAACTGCTGTTAAAGGTGTAAAATTTTCAAATAATAACTCTCTAACACCACAACCTAATTCAGGATGAAAAGGTCTCTCATAGTGATTAGTCTGAACTAAATTTTTAACTGCTCTTTTTATAGCAATTACATCTTCTATAACATTTACATCATTTGTAACTGTATTTCTACTGAAGCTTAGGTCAATATCTCTAAACTTTCTTGAATTTCTTTTACTAATATTAGTATTTTGTGAATCGTAAATGCTCATAGTGGTAATATTTATACAGGTTTACTGACCGTTTGCAAAAACATTACGAGAACCAGTTATTAAAGCACCTGCGTCTGTACTATCACCAATTCTTGCAACTCTTTTACTATGTACAAATACATTTGGCGAACCAGCATTTACACTTGCTACATGATTCGGACAAATTGGAACTGGTGGATGTATGTGTGATACTGTAGGGTCTGTTATTCTTGCAATTAAAAGACCATTTGCTCTTACAGTACCTTGTCCTGGTGTATCAAGTGTAGTTGTAGATACACAAGCATGTCCTGTAGTTGTTGTATCGGTGTGTCTGCTGACCTTTGGCATTATCTTCCTAACTTATCTTTTCTACCCCAAGGCAATTGTATCGTTTGAGATATCTCTTTACCTTTTTTACTAATATATTCAACACCTATAAAAGTGTTTTTCTTAAAATCTTCTTGTACTGATTTTACGGCTTTTGTTAAACTCATCTTTTCAACTTCTTTTTCATCACCTTGTTCATTCCAGAAAAAGAATTTTCTCATTTTTTTCATAATTTTCCTTTAATCGTATTTTGTTTCACTTTCAATATCAACATCATGTCTGCAATTAGAACAACATAAGATTTCTATGTCTTTTCCGTCGCCGTCTTTATGCATTTGATAACAATTTCCGTTACAATGACAATCATGCCCACAATTTTGACAATTTACCATGAAATTCTCCTTTTTATACTATTTATCAAAAATTACAAGCTGCTTTTAACTGTTGTAACTCAATTCTTTTCATGTCATCTAGCGAATCTAACGCTGATTCGCCGATTTTTTCGTAATCAGGCGACCATTTGCACTCGATTCGCTCATCTTTTGTTGAAAAAGAGCAGGAATTGACTAAAAAGAACAAAATTAGAACAAAAAAAATTAAAAAGCGTTGATTTATAAGGGTTTTTTCTTGCATTTTTTGTAAAATAGTGCTTGCTTTCACTATTTAGTTATGGTATACTATTCCTATAATTTGAAAGGAAACACTATGAACACTTTTTTTAGTATTACAACAATTCTGGCTGCTATTATGGCAGTTGGTTCAATTGAGGATTGTGGAGGTCATTGTCTAGGACAAGAAAACTGGACAATGTTCGGAATAATGGTTGCCATAATGATTGGTTCTGTTATAATGACTATATTAACTATGAAGAAAGGACAATAACTATGATTAGAGTTGAACAAACTGCTGATACACTAGAACAAGGCGTAGCAAATATGATGGCTGGCGCTAAACTTGACTATCAAAGATGGTCTGAAAAAGGAGATGGTATGTCTTCTTATTCTCAACAGCAAGTTGCTGAATGGGACACTAAAACAAAAGTTTCTGAAGGAAAGAAATACATTAAAGTCGTACAAGAAAACGGCGTATTTTGTTTTATTTGTAAAACTGATTTTAAACACTTTAAAAAAGGTGATATATTGAAAGCCGCTGGTTACAATGCACCTGCTTTAAATTCACCTAGAGGTAATGTTCTTGATGGTAACTACCATATTCAATGGACTGGTCCTCTTTACTTAAAATAAGGATACACTATGAATAGAAGAAAAAAAGTTTTTGAAAAGGTTGTTAACCCTCTTATATCAAAACACATGATTGACCCATTTACTTACAAAGGCACTTGTATTGCCTCTGGCATACCAATCAAATACTTGTCATACTTTAAAGAAGTATCTGCTAATAAAAAAGCAATGAATATTAGATACAGATATAGAGGTAAGTCAGGTTTAAAGACTCAATATAAAACTGGTAAAGTAATGCACTATATTAGACCTCAATCATTTTGTCATATGAATGGTGCCGATACTTTCGCAATTTACCATAGGTAATAAATATGTCTTATGACTTATGTTGTCAATGACAAGTGTATAAAATGTAAACTAATGGATTGTGTGGATGTTTGTCCTGTAGATTGTTTTTACGAGGGCGAAAA